GGTGGCATGAGTGGTGGCATGGGCACTAGAGCCAAGCCTACGAGATTGGCTTTGGCGTTGCGTAGGTGGGGGTTCAGTAGCAAGGCAGCGGCGAGGTCATTCGCCAGCAGGCACAGGAAAAAATAAGCATGAATCGCCTTGAACGCCACCTCCTTAAGAGAATAGACGCACTTGCCAAGAAATCTATGGTGCTACAGAAGCAACTGCTTAGGAGCAAGAAGCGGAGGCTTTGCATTGAAAACATCATGCTGTGGGTCAAACTGATCACGGTGGTTGGCTCCCTGCTACTGGTGTTGTGGAGCATCAGCACAAATTTCTTTAACATCCGTTAATTTCATATAAATAATCGCATACGAGGGCAAATCCGGCCCCGATCAACAACAGGAGGACACAGCAATGAGTGAACAAACATTGGAAGTCAATAAGGAACAGGCAACTGCAACTGTTCACGAAGACAATAAAAATGAAAACGCGACGCAGGGAACTGACAATCAACCAGTTTACACAGCAGAACAATTTGCGAAGGCTATGAAATCCGCCAGATTACAGGGCGAGGAAAAAGTCTTAAAAAAATTCTCTGGTGTGGACGTTGAGCACTACAAATCCTTACTCGAGAAAGAGGAGCAATCCAAACAGGAAGAGATGAGGAAAAAAGGTGAGTATGAAAAGATGCTGCGCGACAATGCTGAAAAGTATAATCGCCAAATATCTACTCTGCGTGAAGAACTGACGAAGGTAAAAGTTGATGGTGCTTTGATTAGCGCCGCCAGCAAGTATCGGGCGATAAATCCTGAACAGGTTGTAAAACTTGTGCGAGACCAAGTCAAGATGTCAGAGACAGGCCAAGTCGAGGTTGTCGATCCCAAGACAGGACAGACAAGATACTCAGAGGCAGGTCTACCGCTAGATGTCGATACTGCAGTTGCAGATTGGTTGAAAGCCAATCCACACTTCCAGGTAGCAGGTCCATCCGGATCCGGCAGCAAATCTAACACATCTCCCGAGGGTGCTAAACAAGTTGATATAAGCAAACTCGACCTTAACAGGGCCGAGGACAGAGCGATCTATAAAAAGATGCGCAGCCAGATATTACCCGGCAGCAGATTAGTATAGGTCTATATTAACTTAACAAAAGGAGAATTCAATGGCTGTAGCAACAGTATTTGAATCAACAGATTCGTCATTGTTGACGAATGTGTTAAATGAGGCAATCTTCACCGCGCAAGAAAAATCTATCGCGGGCGGGTTGTTTACGGTGTATGACATGACAGGCACGCCTGGATTGACAGCACAAATCCCAGTATATCCTTCTATCTCTGCAACAGCAGTGACTGACGGATCAACAGATGTATCAGGTTCTGACACATCGGCATTAACCAATGTGACTATCACAGCGGCCAACATAGCAGCTAGATTAGATGTCACAGATTTACTATCAGCTTCCACAGCCAGAAATATGGCTTCGGATGTTGGTGTGATTCTAGGTAATGCTATCGCAGAAAAGATCGATGTAGACGCATTCTCGTTGTTCACTGAAGCCAATATCGCTAACGATGTAGGTGACAATGGAACGTTAATTACGCCAGACTTGATCTTGAAAGCGGTTTACACTTTAAGGAACCAAAACGCTCCCACAGACGCGGATGGCGACTACCTTGCGGTATTGCATCCTGGACAGGCTTTCAACGTCGCAAAAACGTTGACACAGTCAGGGTTTGCATCAGGTGGAGCAACAGCTATTTCTGATGTTGGTAATGCGCTATTGAGCTCATCTGCCTATGTTGGAAGGATCTACAATGTGAAATTATTCCAATCCACATCTATCGCTGCTGATTCAGTGTCGACAGATGCGCAGGGTTGCGTATTCTCTCCATTGGCTTTTGGACACGTCCTTAAGAGAAACATAACGATTGAAACACAAAGAGACGCCAGCAAGTTGCTTACGGAATTTGTAATCAGCACTGCTAGAGGTAATGCTGTGTTAAAATCTAACTACGCGGTAAGAGTAAAAGGTTCTAAGTCATTAGCCTAATACTATAACGGTATAGTTAAGGAGGGTCCCGGCTTCATCTCCGGGGCCCTTTTTTTATAATCTATAAATAATGATGTTGGGAAGGACCCAATAATTTTAACAAAGGGAGGACCTTTTATGGCACAATTCGCCACAGACACGGATCTAAAAGAATACGAGCCGGACATAGCCAAATACGGCATACAAGAATTTGACGACCTACACGAAAAGACCTACAGCGACATCATAAGATTGCTAAACATACGCTGGTGGAAAGTCAGCCAATATAGCCGCTATGACATATCGGTTGTGCAGGCGGGCGAACGCCTAGAAGAAGGCAAGCTAGTCGCAAGTGAATTTACGAGAGCGGCGGTGTTCCATGTGTTAGGCTATTACATCTATCCAAGATTGAGCACATTCGATCCACAGGGCGATGTGTTCTTAGAAAAGATGCGTTACTACAAAGAAGCATTCGAGAAGGAATTTGACCTAATACTTAGACAAGGCGTATCCTACGACATCGATTCTTCTGGCACAATCTTAGACAAAGAAAAGCAATCATTCCATTACAACAGATTGGTAAGATAGATGTCCGCGAGGGAAAACATAGCTATCGATCTAGTAAAACAATTAGAAAATATGACCGATCCTGCACCGGGGTTGGTAAGCAGGAAATACTTTGACATAACTAAATTAGCTATCACGCAATTCCCCGCAATATTGGTCACCACAGCTGAGGAGACGAGAGAAGACATAAGCACCGATCTAAGGCAAGGATCAATAAGATATAATCTTAGATGCTATGTGCGCGGCACCGAGCTAGACACCTTGCGGAACGAGATCGTTGAGAGAATTGAGGAAACGCTCGAGACGGCAAGGTCAAGAAACATAACCTCTAATGCGGCCAACACCCACAATGTCACGACGCAAGTCGTAGCTGTGGAAGTGGTGGAGAGAGAACTGCCATTAGGTGAAGTTGTGGTCAGCCTAGATGTCATCTATAGACACAAAAAAGGAGTTATGTAATGAGCACGACGATGTTTAAAGACGGAATTTCTAAGGTCTTCCACAATCGAGAGATTGCGGGGGCCAAGAAAGCAGGATGGACCTATAGTCCTGAAGAGGTGAAAGCAAAACTTAGACCTAGGCCAATAAAGAACAGGCTCAAGGTCGGCCAGGTTGATTTGCTGCGCCCACAAACCATAATTGATCTGCCGGGTCCGCAAGATCTTAACAAAGAAGGAGACTAATATGGCAGCTAATATTGCTACATATACAGGAGAACAGGGAACCGTTGAGTTCGGAACCTCGTCCTCTCAATCCGTGGTTGCCTCTGTGAGATCTTTCACGATTGATCAAGAAACAGCCACAATTGAAGACACCGTAATGGGTCTTTCTAGCAGAACCTATAAACCCAGCCTATCACAATTCAGTGGATCCGCTGACGTTTATTTCAGAGACGACAACACTGGACAGACCGATCTGTTCAATGCTATCGGAGCTGACACCGCTAGCACAATAAATCTATATCCGTCAGGCACAGGAACTGGTATCAAGCTATCAGGCAGCGTGATCATAACCGGTCACAGCATTACCTCGTCTTTCGATGGTATGGTCGAAGCGTCTATAACATTCCAAGGCACGGGTGCTTTGGTTAGAACGACCGTATAGATGTTTACAGTGACTACCCCCGGCCTAAACTCTATCGCCAAGGACGTAAAGGCGTATCTAGCAAAGGAGGTGAGAGAATTCTCTGATCAGTTGCTTACGGACCTTAAATCCTTTACACCAATCGCTCCGGTGAATGGCGGCAGGGCTAGGCGGGGTTGGTCAGCAAAACAAACAGGGCAATACAACGTAAAAGTAAGTAATAGCGTTCCTTATATCGAAAGATTAGAGGACAATTACTCTAAACAAACTCGTGGAAGAGGAATAATAAACCCGTCGGTCGACCTTACAATCGCACGACGACAAAGGAGAAACACAAGATGAAGACACTAGAAAAGATAAGCCAGCACTACCAATCAGCGATTGCGGGTGCTTTAGAAAAATTAGAAGTGAAAGAATGGGACCTAGATATCTATTACAGGAGGACCTATCCTTTCAGTTCGGAATCTAAAATAATTGAACTACAATCACAAGGCAAGACCGTCGAGGCCTTGGTCGAGAGCGTGATTGTTAAATCGCTAGACAAGGACGGCAAGAAGTTGTTCAAGGAAACCGACAGGGTCAACTTAATGAACGAAGCCGACCCGGCCATCATTATCCGCATCGCGGGCACTATAAATGGGGCCAGCCTTAGACCGCCAATGGAGGTCCTAGCAAAGGAATAGAGTCCAACGCCGATCTTGGTTTCATTGTGCTGTTGGCGGATAGACTTAAGATGCCTATCCAAGAAATAATGGAGCTAACGGTGTTGGAGTTAGGTCTTTGGTCCGCGTGGATCAAGAAAGAACAAGACGCCACCAACAGGCAAATGAGGAGAATGAGAAGTGGTAAAACAGGCCCGCGTTGACATAGATGTCCAGGTCCGTAATGCGCAGAGGATTTCGGATCTAGAAAACTCTCTAAACAGGACACAGAAGGCCGCGGTCACGCTAGGCTCCGCCGCTAAGATAGCGGCCGCTGGTATAGCAGCGCTAGGGGTAGGCCAGGCAATTCGAAGCCTCGTGTCCGTGGGGCAGGAAGTTGAGTCTCTAGGACTAAGGTTTAAATTCCTGTTTAGGTCAGCTGAAGAAGGACAAAAGGCCTTTGATGTCCTTACCAAGTATGCCGCAAAAGTGCCTTTCAGTCTAGGTGAAATATCTAAAGCGGCCGGCAGCTTGGCGGTCGTTTCAACAGACGCCGAGGAATTAGGCAGGATACTAGAAGCCACAGGAAACATCGCGGCGGTGTCGGGACTTGACTTCCAGACAGCGGCGGCACAGATACAGCGAGGATTTAGCGGAGGTTCGGCGGCCGCTGATGTGTTCAGAGAAAAGGGTGTGCTTGCACTCTTAGGATTCCAGCAAGGTGTCCAGTCAACCGCAAAACAATTCAGAGATACGGTATTTAGAACTTTTGGTGCCGGTGGTGATTTCGGCAAGGCCACGGACGAGTTCAGCAAGACATTAGCGGGAACTTTGTCGATGCTTGGAGACAAATTATTCAAGTTCCAGGATGTGGCCAGCAAGGGATTCTTTGCAGTGTTAAAAAGAGAACTGGGAGACCTCAACACATTTTTTGATGAAAACGCCGACAAGATTGACCACTACGCAAAGATTCTAGGAGAAAGCCTAGGAGAAGCTGTGATTGTGGCTGGCAGAGTCTTGAAAACTTTAGCGGATAATGCCGACCTAGTAAAATTCGCCTTGGAGGCATTGATCGTGCTGGGAATAGCAAATCTATTCTATAACATTGCCAAGGCCATACAAACGGCTACGGTGGCTATGCTTGCCTTCAATGTGGCTTCTAAAGCCAATGTTCTTCTAGCACTGGCCTCTGGCCTGTTAGCTCTTCTGACCTATCTTGGATTGACTGCAGAAAAAACGGATGAAAGCAGCGATAATTGGAAAGAACATGCCGGTGCACTAGAAGGAGTTTCTACCGGTGCAGACAAAGCAACATTCGCCTACGACAAATTAAATCGTGAAATGGGTTTATGCATTATTTCAAGCGATCAACTTTCTCATAGTTTGAACACCACAGGTCAAGTGACGAAAAGCGCAGCTGCCACAGCGAAAGAATTACAAGCGGCCCTTGATGCAGTTAGAATTAATTATGATAACCTTTTGGGTGCTGATAAAAGTTTCGTTGAACAAATTCTTATATTAGGGGAAACATCACACGAAAAAATAATCCGCCTTGAAGAAGAAAAAATGGCCAAGATAAATGAGATGTTGGCGAGGGGGGCGATTAACAAGCGTGAGCACGAAAATCTAAAGACAAGGATCGAGGCGGAGGGCATAAGGCAAAGAATGGCCTTGGCGGAGCAACAACAAAAAGATGAAGCCGAACGGCATAGAAAGAATTTAGAGCTCATAAAACAAGGCAAATTCTCTGAAATTAAAGTCGAGGAGATGACGCAGAAACAAAAGCAAGAACTGATCTATAGCACCGGCAAGGGAATGCTAGAGAATATGGGAACTTTCAACAAGAAAGCTTTCGAGGCCTATAAAGCAGTCCAAATAGCCGAGGCGGTTATCGCCAGCAAGGCATCTATCTTAGGAGCATACGCTTCAGGAAGCAAGATCGGGGGACCTATCGTAGGAGCTATATTTGCGGCAGCCGCGGCGGCATTTACACTGGCCCAGGTAAACGCAATTAGAAATCAACAATACACCGGCAGGAGAAAGGGTGGTATCATCGCTTCGGGACAAAGTTATATGGTTGGAGAAGCGGGCCCCGAGGTCATAACCGCCGGCTCTAACGGCTATGTTACCCCAAATAATATGTTAGGCGCGGGCGGGGAGGTAATTATTAATTTTAATGTGACGGCTACTGATGCCGCCAGTTTCGATCAGTTGTTAGCACAGCGCAGAGATACGATTGTTAGCCTCGTCAATCAGGCTTTAAATGAAAGAGGCAGAAGGAGTCTTACAGCATAATGAGCGGAACTTTATCGACAAATTATTTTGAGGATGTTGAGATAAGCAGCAACAACACCACCAGGCAGAGCATCACATTAAGCAACAGATTAATAAGGCGGCAGATCGGCGGACAATTTTGGAGTATGAAATTATCTACCGTGCCATTGAGCCGCGACGACTATGCGGACCTTTACGCATTCTTGGTAAGCCAAGAAGGATCTTTCGATAGTTTCACTTTTGTGCCACCGGTCATAGGCAACACAAGAGGCACGGCCACAGGAACGCCGCTAATAAATGCCACCTATGCCGCGGGACAAACTTTGGTTAAAGGCAACAACGGATCCGGCACATTGAAGAAGGGCGATTTCATTAAATTCAGCAACCACGACAAGGTCTATATGCTGACTGCGGATGTCAACCAAGACACCAGCTCGCAAGACTTCTTCAACATCTTTCCCGGGCTGATGACGGCTGTGGATAGTTCTACCACCATAACTTACAATTCTGTGGGCTTCAAGGTAACATTACAGGGCGATGTGACCACTTTTAAGACATCCGCGGACAACACATTCCAATTAGAGTTCGGAGTCAGGGAGGATATCTAGTGCCTAGAGATCTTTCTTTATCGCTGCAACAGAGCCTAGCCGCAAAAAAGATAATAGTATCCGACCTCATTGAGATACATCTAGCAACCGCGGTCTATTTTACCAACGGACCTATAAACCTTGTGTATGATTCACCTACCGCTCCGGACGCGGGTGTTAACACCTATCTAGCGCAAGGACAATTCCTAGGATTTGGAAACATCTCTGAGACGCGAGACATCAGAGTTAGCCAATTGGATATCGCCTTCACCGCAGTTGATTACACCACATTAGGTTATGTTCTAAATAACGATTACATCGACAGGCGGGTGGTGTTGTATCGAGCAGTGCTAGACGCGAATTTTACTCTCAATGCCGCAAAGGTATTTCAGTATTTTGACGGCCGCATAAGTGATTTTAACATTACTGAAACCATAAACGAATGCACTTTGAGCCTAAGCGTTGCCAGCCAATTTGCTGATTACGAAAAGACCAACGGACGCAGAACTAATAACACAAGCCAGCAAAAATATTTTGCCGCGGATGTGGGAATGGAATTTGCTCCGCAGATACAGACGGATATAAAATGGGGGAGGCCTTAATGATTGTGGATGACATACAGGTAAGGAGGATCGGAGCAAAAGATATCTATCAATTATTTGATTTGGCCTGTGAGTCACTGCGAGAAAAAGGTATAGAAAACTTCAAGGAGGACATTGTGATGATTGGCCTAAAGAACAACCTAGTAAGAAAATACACAAACATAGATTTTGGCTTGTATAAACTCAACACCTTGATTGGATTTGCTTTTGTTGAATTCCAAAAACCAGTATATCTTAACAAGCCTGTGGCGATGCTAGATAACATCTTTATATGCCGGGATCACAGGACAGCCCGCAACTACAGAAAATTGATCGATAGCATTTTGCAAACCTTGGCCAAGATGGAAATTCCTACCATAAAGACATCCGACGAGTGGACACTTTGTAATAACTGCGAAACTTTTAAGTCGGCCGTCAGTGACCTAGCTAAACCTAAAACAATTTACGATTTGGAGGCCTAGGATGGGTTGGTTTGACGACTTCTTTGATGACGTTAAAGAGTTCTTTGAAAGCGCAGTTGATTTCGTAGTCGATGTATTCAACACCGTTGTGGATGTGGTGCTTTCACCTTTTGGCGTGGGTAATTTTAACACCCCATCTTATAACGACTCACAAGTGCAGGAGGCCATACTAGGACCTCTGTTGAACAAGGACAGCGGAGTTGGGAACATCCCTATCGTATATGGTCGCCGGAGGGTCGGCGGATTCCGTGTGTTCATTTCTACTAACGGGACCGATAACGAATATCTATTTGTGGCTCTTGTAATGAGCGAAGGACAAATTGACGGCTTAGAGAAAATATACATCGACGACACCGAAGTGCCTATGAGCAGCTATGCGCACGGCGTCGAGGCAACACCCACAAGTGGTCCCTACCTAGACAGGATGACCACACAATTTTTTGATGGCCGTGATGACCAAACGGTATCTAGTTTGCTAGATGCGGCCCCGGGATGGGGCAGCAATCATAGATTGAGAGGTCTTGCGTATGTAGCCGCGAGGTTTAGATGGTTAAAGATTGACACCACTGAAGCGGCTAATAACAATCCTTTCAGATCGGGGGTGCCTAAGATAAGTTGCCTAATTCGGGGCCGAAAGATCTTTGATGTTAATGCGGCGTATTCGCCAAGCTACGCAGGATCGATCACAAATCACACGGCAAGTTTTACAACGCCTTCATTTACAAGCACTACCACATCCGTGTCGCATGTCACAGCTCCGCCAACGGCAAATTATACTTCGACCATTTCATTTACCACTACGGAAAGCAGTGCAACGATAGCATCAACCGTCGTAGCTAGTGTTCGTTCGAGGGGAGTAGCGGGAGAATTTCAGGCTGTCCAAGTAAGTCAAGTCCTCACTAATACTGGAACTTCTCAAGTTGTCACAGGAGATTTTGACAGGACTACTGCCAGCAGCGGACCGGTGTCTACCAACACGCAGACACAGGTATCAGCTGTGATCGACAGGTTATACTCGGTGCCGACAGGCACATACACATTGGCGACAACCGTGACATTGACCGGTAATGGACCGCAGATAGGTATCCCGGCAGGTTCTATGACCATAAATGCTGCACTCGGTTTGAGCGCAACATCGGCCAACAACACGGCCTACGCTAGCGAAACAATAACCTACAACAACAACCCTGTCAATGTGCTGTTGGATTATATGCGCAATCCCCGATACGGAAAGGGTTTAGAAAATTCTTTGTTTGAGTGGGACACCTTCAGATTAGCCGCGCAACAATGCAATCAGATAGTGCCTTACACCACATCGACCACAGGCAAGTTCAGCGAATTTGACGGTGTGCTTGACACCGGAGACACTATCTTGAATAACATAAGAACTATACTTGCGAGCTTCCGCGCTCTAATGCCGTATCAATCGGGCAAATATTACCTCAAGATTCCGCACGGTGGAAATCCGTCAGATATCGACGCAGCGGTCAACCCGCCGCCGGTTGTTTACACAATCACTGACGACATAATGCTAGGCGGGCTAAAGATCCAAGGAGAAAGCAAGGACCGCAAATTAAATCAGGTGCGGATAACTTTCACGGATCCCGACGCGGACTATCAGCCAAATGATGTGATCTGGCCTCCAGAGGACAGCCAAGTTTACACAGACTATCTGACAGAAGATAATATTCCGCTAGAACAAAACATAACACTAGCACACTGCACTAATCGAGAGCGAGCAATAAATTACGCGGAAACGGTTGTAAAAACTAGCCGCAACAAGATGCTGTTGACATTGGGGACAACGGCGGCCGCCGCCAATATAAGCGTTGGCGACCTAGTGCAGATCGTCAACAAGAATCTGAACTTCGATGGGATCTATCGGATAGAGGGCGTGGGATTGTCCGCAGAGGGCTCGCTGCAATTCCAGGCCACAGAACACAACAGTAATGATTATATCTTAGACGGACACGCAGCAGCCCCGGCCAAACCTAGCATTAATCTACCGGATCCTTTACAAGTCTCGGCACCGACTAATCTAACGGTGCAATCTGGAGCCGCCTTTAATATTGCAAACACGAACGGTTATGTGCAACAGGACGCGACGATAGTGAGAGTGTTTGTGGATTGGCTTGCGGGGACGGATCCCTACATCACTGAATACATCGTGCAATATAAATTATCTAGCGATTCTGTATACACCACCGCGGGCCTAACAAATAGCACGGATTTCTTTATAACCGGTGTGGCCGTGGGGCAACAAATAGATGTTAGAGTGGCGGCAAGAAACGAATTAGATAGAAGATCGGATTTTGTGCAGGTGAGCAATCATACGGTTGCTGCCTGATGTTAGCGTCGGAGTTCAATAGGCTGCTAAAAAAATATGGCAAGTTTACCTGTCGCGTGAGCAAATACAAATGTCATAACCTTACCGGCTATCACATATGCGAATTTAGGCTCACATCTCGCGACAAGCCTAGGATTATAAATCTACTTTATCTAAAACGGCTAAGGGAACGTCGGGCCGCCCGGGATGCACAAACTTGATGTCTCTGTGCCTAGACCACTCGCGCAAGATCCGTTTAGCGTCGTTGTTGTATTTGTTGCCGGGTCTAGAATTTTTGTATTGACCTTCGAAGATGCTAGCATTGTCTAGACCCCAATCACAGCCAACTATCCTTATCTTGTGACATCCAAGATTTATAGCCAGTCTAACTGCTAACATCCCGCTTGTCTCGGGTTGTTGCGCCATCACATAAGAGACCTCGCTCCATCCCGGGCTAGCATAACCAAACTTGCACCAATATTTTACTGAAGGTCGTTGTTTGATCGTGTGTTTCATCCGTTCATCTAGGCAGCAGATATGATCAACGGCTCGTAGGTCGTAAAAATGATTGCAGCCAATCTCTAGAGGTTGTCTAGGTAAATCGAGGAAATGTAAAGAACTAGGTCCATTAAACCAAACAAGAGCTTTCATAGGCAATCACCAAAAGCACCAAAAACACCAAATCGACCAACTGGTAAAGGCCGCCAATTAGGAATAACCGAAGAAATTCGGTTGGAGATCGACGGCCTAAGATATTTAACCATTACCAACTCTATTTCGGCCGGTGTTTTTGACATCATAGATATATATTACGATGGCACAACACAGGCACAATCTAAATCTTTTAGGCTCTATAGCGTCTCTGTATAAAAGTGAACTACTCCTATTAGGTTAGGCGGCGAATCACTTGACGCAACAGGCAAAAATGATGGAGCTCTGGGAAACAGATCCAACTTCAATCCCTAGTGTGACAGGGTAAGAGAACACTAGAGATCGCGTAAGAAAGAATCGGCTAACGGGTATCGCCTTACCGCCCGGCCACGGCAGCTATTACCAGCGACTGAAACTCACATCAAGTTTCTATCGTCTTCGGCTAGAAATAGCCGAATTGCGACTTCAATCTACATCAAGCAAAACAGAACAAAGGAAGACGGCGACAGCCGGATTCGGATCGCGGCCGCGATCCTGTGCTGTGTTATAAATAAAAACGAAGTATCGGTTCATCGCGAGGTGTTCCGCAATTTACATCCATATCATACGCATGTAGTTGGCCATATACTTCGACATAGATGGGGGAGTTCCTACACTTGCACGTGAAAAAAAATCCCCCATCGCAAATTCCATGGACCGGCCACAGGGCAATCACCTAGATCACATCAGAGACATCATCCTCATCAACATACACCTCTTCCAGGGCCTTGAACAGCTGCGCAGCTATGCCATCAGTCAGCTGAGCAGCACGGGCGTGGCCTTTGTGCTGGAGCCCTGGGCTAGTCAGGATCGCCCCATGCCGGAGTGGGCCCACAGCGTGGACTTTTACCGCTGGCTGCTGGAGGATCCCAGGTGCCCCGAATGGCTTCAGCGAGAATGTATGTGGGCGGTGCTTAGGGCGGATAATTAATTGGCACAATCACAAGGAGACAGGAATGCAGATAGAGAACAGGACACTGGACAGCATTAGGCCCTATCCCGGCAACCCAAGGCGCAACGACGCGGCGGTGAAGCGTGTGGCCGACAGCATCAAGAATTTTGGTTTCAGGCAGCCAATAGTGGTGGACGACCGGGGAGTCATAGTGGTGGGACACACGAGATACAAGGCCGCCCGGCAGCTGGGTCTAGAGACCGTGCCTGTGACCGTGATGTCGGGCGTGGAGCAGAGCCTGATCAACCAGTATCGCATAGCTGACAACCGGCTGAACGAGTTTGCGGAATGGGACGACGGATTGCTGGTGACGGAGCTGGAACAGATATTGAAGGATGTGGGCACGACGGACCTGACCGGTTTCGGTGCCAGCGAGATAGAAAAGCTCAAGGGCCTGGATGTGGCGGACTACAGCAGCAAGGTGGACACGCCCATATACACGCCCCGCGGCGACAAGCCCGCCCTCAGCGAGCTGGCGGACTCACAACGGGTGACAGAGCTGCACAAGGAGATAGACGCCAGCGGCGTGCCGGAGGAGGTCAAGCAGTTCCTGAGGCAGGCGGCGGAACGCCACAGGGTGTTCGACTACGAGGCCATAGCGGAATACTACAGCCACGCGGACGCGGAGATCAGGCGATTGATGGAGGCCAGCGCGCTGGTCATAATAGACATAGACCAGGCCATCGAGCGGGGCTATGTGCAACTGACGGACCGGCTGCGCGAGATCTTCCAACGGGACCACCCCAATGGATAGGTTCGTCGCGTTCATACTCAGCCACGGCCGCAGCGACCGGGTGCTGACCTACGGCCTGCTGCGCAAGACGGGCTACACCGGGCCCATCAGGATCGTCATAGACGACGGCGATCCCGAGATCGCCCAATATCACAGCCGCTACCCCGGCGAGGTCCTCGTGTTCAGCAAGCAGCGCATAGCGGAGACCATGGACGAGGGCGGCAATTTCGGCAATCGCAAGACCATAGTCTACGCCCGCAACGCCTGCTGGCAGCTGGCCCGCGACAACGGGTTCGACTCGTTCATACAGCTGGACGACGACTACACGGAATTCCGCCACAAACTGGACAGCAGGGGCCGCTACATAGAGGGCCTGGGCAGCAGCGTGCGGACGATACGCAGCCTGGACGAGGTGCTGGAGGCGATGGTGCGATTCGTGCGGGGCACGAGGTTCCTCACCATCGCCATGGCACAGGGCGGTGACTTCATAGGCGGGGGGCTGGGCGACATCTGGCGCAGGCCCAAGCGCAAGGCCATGAACAGCTTCGTGTGCCTCACGGACCGGCCGTTCCAGTTCCTGGGCCGCGTGAACGAGGACGTGACCGCATACACCCACCTGGGCCACAGGGGCGAGCTGATGCTGACCTGCATGTGGATAGCGCTGCAGCAGCTACCCACGCAGGACAACCCCGGCGGCATGACGGAGGAATATCTCAACAGCGGCACCTATGTCAAGAGCTTCTACAGCGTGCTGTGGACCCCCAGCGCAGTGCGGGTGACCGTGATGAACAGCCGCTACCCACGCATACACCACGAGGTGAGATGGCGTCACTGCGTGCCTAAGATCGTGCGGGCGACGGCGAGATAGACAGCCAGGACCCAATATGTTATAATAGCACACGGATGAGCAGAGAACGCTACAGCGCGATAGAGACCCTGAGCCGATTGCGGCAGCAATGGTGCGCGGAGCCCCGAATGCAGGAGGCCCGGCGGCTGATCAGCGAGGCGATACGAGAAATGCGGCGTGTGTGGCAGATAGAACTGCCGGAACAGGGGCGGGATTACACAGATTTCTTCACCTATGAGGGCCGCAGCGACCGGCCAGAATGTATGCGCAAAGGGCCGGATTCAGGGGAGATCACAACGGGTTTGAGGCCGGATAAAGGCGGTGTTAAACCCTCAAATCAGGGGTAATTTTAAGCGAGAAGAGTCTGTAGCAGTGTCTTACACTACTAGGAAAAGCAGTCCCGTCGTCATTCTCTCCAAAATAACCAAAAGACCCCCAATATCCACGGTTCCTAACCGCTCGAAACGGTTCCGCCACCGGATCCACACCGGTTTCAACGCCTAAAAGAGGTCGACCTAATAGATATTCCTAGTATAATAGTAGCATAAGCCGGATAAAGGATCCGGTCTATATCCGGATCGGTCATAGGGACCCCCGGAGTTAATAATCCTTATAGAAAGGATATAGCTTATGAAAGCATATATCAATGACACAGAAGCCCGGACTTTCTGGGACTTAAATCAACCACCCGTGATGCGTAAGCATACGAAGATACTGCGTGAAGCCCAAAGGGTCTTTACCGATCTATCGAATGCGATCAAGTCCGGTGAGTTCGATCTTGAAACCCAATGGGAAAATGAGGCGGAATCAATGGAGATGGGGTTCGACAGAGACCCCCAGGGCCTTTGGGATCTAGCTTATAAGATCGATCGAGAGGTTGGTGAACTTTACCAACCCGGCTACGCGGCGGATCCCAAAGGACCGGCCCGCATCATAGCCGCGGACATAACCGGGGCCTATCTAAGGCTAGCGGCGGAGCTCTTCCCCATCAGCCAAAGGATCAGCGAGGTAATAATAGAGGCCGTGCGAGATAACGAGCCGTTCAGCTACGACGACCTAGCTAAGAAGGTCTATGAGACGGCGCAGTATCAGGCCCAGCAGAACACCAAGCCGCTGGAGAAGATGAACCGTGCGGAGCTGCTGCGACACCTAGAAGGGCTAGATCTAGAGGCCCTTAGAAAGGAGCTCAAGATCGCCTAGGGCCCAGGGGGCCGGCTAATCACCGGCCCGGCTCCAACGATCGCTACTATGAAGACGATACAATTAAATTGGTATGAGAGGAGCAACGCCAAGAAGCGACGCTTCCGGGAACTATATGGACGCCGACCCACCAAAGAAGAGATCAAGCTGTTAAGGCGCAACGAGATAGACCTTGGCCAGATCATGACGGATCCGCTGGAGCTTCGCAAGTTCGAGGCCCCTTACCAGATACTCCGCGGCCGCCGGTTGCCGGGCCAATGATGCGCTGCGTGGTTGTGGTG